AAATGATGGTGTAGGCTTTTTAATGAATCAAATGACTCATTGCACTCTTTACAATTAAATGACATCATACTTTGATATTCCGAGAATTCTTGCTTTCCATTCATCCATTCCTTCTAGTCTATTCGCTTCTTCTGATACTAGAGCCTTTTGCATTTCCGCGATTTTGACCATGTTCTTACGCTCATCTTCATCTTGGAAGAATTGCACTAACGCCAAAAGAGAAGCATTTTCTTTCTGCTTACTTTGCATTCTGGATGATCTGTCTCCTTGAAGTTTTTTAGTTAGATTTTCAATGCGCGTTTCGCATTGATGATATTCACTGCTTTTTGCTTTAATAATTTCCGCGAGTCTAACGCTCATTTCTTCCTGATCATTAGCAATATCGAACATATCGTTAAGCTTGTTCAAATGCTTACTAATCACCTCAAGATTAATGATTTCTTTGCACACGTTCATGTATAGGTTAATTTCGTCTGATGTTAAATCAGGCTTATCCCAAGTTAAACGAATAAACTCTTGCTCAAACAACTCCCTATCATCTTTCAAGGTGTAATTGTTCATGATTTTCACGAAACGAGAGTTATTTAAGTTAATTGTTAATTTGTCTACACAAATCCTGTGCTGACGATTAATTTTATCTTCCTCGAATACATTTCCAGTCGCATCGTTAATTTTTTTCACGACTCTACCTGCCGCCTTCGGAGCCACGTAGCTTGACAGCACAGCGTCTGTGTCTTGAGAAGGATTGTAGTCGGGATTGATCTCTCTCATCAACGCGAAAACAGCTCGCTGCTCCATAGACAGCGGCTTGATTTCCTGTTTCGGGAAAAGCAGTTCAGCGATAGCCAACGAAGATAGACCAGTGTTCGCCTGATCAATAATAAATTGCCGTTGTTGTGGCGAAAAGACAATATCTTCTTTTTTTTCGCGGCGAGCAGTATTAAATTTCATACCTGCTGCTACCATATACTTTCTTACTTCGCGTCCTTCTTTCGAACGACCGTCGAGTTGTGGATTATCAAATACATGTTTGACAATTTCATTTAAATCGGGATTCTTCCCAAAAGCCTCTTGGACTTTTTGTTTTTGTTCGTCGTTTAAACTCATAATATGATGTCGTTTTTGGCAATGATTTGTTGCACTTTTTCTTTCAGCATTTTTTTGAGATTTTTAATCTGCTTGTAGCCAGCGGCACGGTTTTTTTCAGAAGTTTTATATCCCATATACTTCGCTACATCGTCCTCTGACGCATCTTGAAAGAACAACATCATATACACTTGATAATGTTCGTCTGATAATTCTTTTTTTAGAACTTCATTTAGTTTTTGGATAGATGCATCAAAATCAACACCCGAATCAGTAAACGAATCAATCTCTTGCTGGTGGTTTTCCATTGCTAGTGGCATCTTTACGCCATATCCTTGGCGCTTTGATTTAGCCCACTTTGCATATAGCTTGCAGGAAGAGTTTTGGTCTCCTGATTTTGTCAAAGAGCATAGATTATCCCCAAGATTGTGGGGACAAGACATACAAGGCTTAACATAGTTCGTATAATTGTTGCGTACTATGTTTTTAATTTGATGGGAAGCGATTCTCGAAACCCAAGGTTCCAATGGCCGCTCTTGATCCCACAAATGCCACTTTTTGAAAATGTGAGTTTTAACAATTTGCGCTACATCTTCAAAGTCAAACCAGTTTATAGCGTTAAGCCTCCACTTGCTTTGATATTTTGAAACAACAGTGTCTATAATAGTATAACACTCTTCGTATGTCTTTTTTTTAGGAGATTCCACTTACTTTCTTTTCTGTTTAAAGTCTTCGAGAGAAGTAGGACGGCTTCTTCTTTGAGGCGCTGAACCTTTTGGCACTGGATTCGATTCAGAACCAATGAGAGATCCCAAATCAAAAGTGCTATACACTGCTGATGTTTCTACTTCTACTTGGATTTTGCGAATGTTTGGAACGCGAGAAGCATTGGTAAATGATTCACCATCATCGTCGAAATCTTCTTCATCCTCATCCTCTTCTTCATCGTCGTAGTCCTCTTCCTCTTCTTCTTCTTTAGGCTTTTGCTTTTTAAGCTTAGCTGCCCCGAAGGGACTTCCACAACTAGAACAAAAGTTGGGCTTTGCAAAATTGTATTCGTGCTTTTTTCCGCACTCAGAACAGTAAATAACGCTCATAATTAATAATGAGTTTTTTTACCACTTTTTCAATATAAAAAAAGGCACGAAAAGGCAGGGAATACACGTATATTTCCTGCATTTCGCTGCGAGCGTTGTGTGTAACCCTGTTATAGTTATTTACACATGAAAGTCGCGCTCTTCTAACTTTTTCACGATGAATTTCAAGATTTCACTGCGCACAATGTCTTCTTTAGTGAACACGAATGTTTGAATTCCTTTTTGCTTACTTTCTTCATCATTAAAGGTATTGAGCAAAGGCATAAAGCCTGTCTTGAGCTTGCCAATATCACTCTGCATAGCATCGCCGCAGATGATAATCTTTGAACCTTCGCCAATCCTTGTAATCAAAGTAATAAGTTCTTTCGCGGAAAAGTTCTGAGCTTCATCGGCTACAATGATTTTGTTCGTCCAGCTTGCTCCACGCAAAAAGTTAATTGGTGCGGCACTTATTCTTCCTGTTGATTTAAGATGCGCCACATCTTGCGGCAAAACAATCTCCTCCAACTTGTCATAGAGAGGCATCAGGAACGGATCGAACTTCTCTGCAATATCTCCAGGCAAGCTACCAAGCCCTTTATCAGCACTTTCAATGATGCTGCGAATATAAATCAGTTGTTTTTCAGAATCTTCTGACATCATTTCGACTGCTCCGTAGAGTGCCATATATGTTTTGGAAGTTCCCGCAGCTCCAGATATAAAAATGATTTTATTTTCGGGGTCTAGTATCATCCCCAGCAGTTGAACCTGTTTTGGGGTGAATCTGAAATTCTTTTTCTTTGTTTTAATTTTGCTGGTTTGATTCAATTGAATCTCAACCGAGTCCGACTGACTAAATCGTTTTTTAGGCATTTGTATAGTTTACACCCATTTATAGCAATGGTTCGTCAATAGTTACATCTGCGATGAAAATATTTGGTGGCGAAGAAGATAGATTTTGGGCATTTAATCTGCCGCGAGAAGAAGTTGATAGAGTTCCTGATGGCAAAACGTATTCACCCGATTCATTTTTTAAATCAACAGAAAAAGAAGACAATGCCCCAGACTCATTAATAAATGTTTTTATGTTGGTTGCTTTGATTTGTAGTTGCTTTGATGCTTCATCCAAAAAGACATTGTAAGCGTTGCGCTTAGAAATCGCATAGGAATAGGTTCTTTTTAAATCAAGAGAAAAAGAAATACTAGAGTGAACGTCAGAAGAATAATTATCTGCCCCCGAAAGTACTGCGAAATGACCATACGCAAATTTGCTGGTCATGTTTGTTTCACCTGTACTTAGCCCCGAAAGCATTGTTAAACCTGTAGGTGGATTCGTGCATGTAAAAGATGTAGACATCGTTGCAGCTTGAAATGGCACTATGTCCACAGACAAACTGTCAAGGTAACATCCACTGAATGTTCGATTCCCGATTGTTATGTCAGTGCTGCCTGTTCCTGTAAGGTTAGCGAAAACGCCTGATCCGAAATTGTATGAATCAGCAGAAGAAACATTATTGGCAAACTTATTGCACAGCGGAAACGCGATAGTTATTTTCGTGTCTGTGCTGCCACCAACTCTCATATCTGGAAAAGTATTCGCGGCAAGAGTTCTATATGCATTTGTTTTCGCGGAATGAGAAATAGATACACTGTTTGCGGGTGCAATGTATTTCTTACCTGCCGAATCGTTTCGGGGCATAGAGACTGGAATATTTTCGTATCGTATAACTGACATCGTAGAGTATTACACCTTTTTTCTGATTACAAAAGGTTTTATAAAAACAGGGTGGGGGATTTTTTTTGGGTTTTTTTGGGTAATTCTGAAAACACGACTCGCGATTTTGACAAAAGGGGTGGGGGGTCTGGTGCGGAGCAGCACAGAACACCGTCTGGCGCTCTGGGTGGGGAGTGATGTTGGTGGTAGTTTGGGAGACTGAGAATAGTATCCCCCCCGCCGTTTTCTAACAGAACTGTCGCGCACTTTTTGAGAAATAGGGGGGGTCTTGTCAAGTTTTTTCTTCACGTATGACACAAAAGTTTTTTTCACAAAATACAAAAAAGTTCTTGCGTTTCTACGCGTTTCGGGTTACACTTTCCCCGTCATGAATACCTTACTTCAATTCTCCGCCTCCGCCGTTTCCGACTTGTCTTTCGTTTCCATCACTGATCGTGTGGATGATAATTGGGCAGATTGGGAAGTCGAGTTCACCGCTAACGGAAAATCTTATGTTGGTTTTCTTGGTGCTTGCCCTTTTCATCCCGAGGATATGCACGATGATGACATCATCGAAGCCGAGGAACTAGCATAAGCTCCAATACTCCCCCCCAAAATAAATAAAAAAAAACAAAAGAAACTTGTTGACTTCATCGCAAAAAACCGTTACACTTTCCCCGTCATGAAAAGCCCACAATACTTCGCAGCAATTCAAGCCAAGCTCGCTATGATCCTCGAAAAAGGAACAAAAACAAACTACGGAATTTTCTCGCATTGGGATGAAAAAAACTTTGCCATCTTCGAGAAGGGTTGGGTAGGGTATGAGTCATTGCACTTCATCCAACTGCGATAAGCTAACAGAAAAAAACCGTTAGACTAACAGAAAAAAAACTGCTAGTCTAACGAAAAAAAACTTGACAACACCGCACAATAACAATCGTCATAAGTTGTTGACGCTCAACGACTTACATCGACGCGACCCCTTCGGGGTCGTTTTGGCGTAACTCGTTGACGCTCAACGGTTTACGAAGACGCTATGCTATGCAATGCACGAAAAAAGCGTTTTCGTTAGATTTTTGTCAAGAAAAAAATGCATTATGCCGCAAAATAAAAAAGAAAAATAAAACAAAAAAAATATTGACGTTTTCAGCTTTTTCGGTTACTCTTTCCCCGTCATGAAATACTTCATTCTTACTCTTGCCTTTTCAATCACCTCGCTCGCCTTATGTGTTTTCTTTATCGCTTGGGGTGCGCAAGCTGTCACTACAGAAGAACATGCAACTGCCATCATTGGCTTTTTGGCTTCTGTGGCTTGGTTCATCCGCATTTCTCATACTGTGCAAAATATGAGATAATCAAAAAAAATAATTGACAACTCCCCCCGAAAACTCCACACTTTCCCCGCTATGAAAAAATCAATCACTGCCAATAAACGCACCTACACTTGGGATGCAAATAACAATGCTTACCTTGGAATAGAAACTACTTGTGGGTGTTATGGTGCTGCCTTACTTGATAATGGGCAATGGTCACCAGCTTTTTATGGCGATCTAGACCTTGAAGTTTGGGATGATGAATCCTATGACACTCCAGAAGAAGCTTGTGAACGCTCACACGACATCTACACTTGATAGGCTTTACTGAAAAAAAATCAAAAAAATAATTGACAAACTCTCAAAAATAAACTATCTTTTCCTCGTTATGTTCTTCGACTACAATACACCAACTGAAAAACTCGTTTCCGCCCTCGTCAATAAAACCGTTCGCTACTTTGCGGAAAAGTCTAGCGTGAAAGCCGATGGCGTTCGCGTTCTGAAAATTGAAGCTGTGGAAAATGTCG